CAGTAGTAAAATATTCTTCTGGATTTATATTTTGCCACTTTGTATTAAAATATTTTGTTATTGTTTCAAGATTTTCCTGTGTTTTTTTATTAGCATTTACAAACCATAATCCAAAATCTTTTGGAAGTCTATAAGGTCTATTGAAAGCTTTACTCTGTGCCTTACGATATGATTCATATACATCTTGTATTGTTATCATTCCAAACACCTATCAAAAAACTTCAAATATGTTTCAATATACCGTCTTACATTATTATTATCTTCCCAGTATAAAACATCTTTAACATTTTGTAAATCATGTTCATATACAACTTTTCTCAAATCTCGATCATTAGCTAGTGATTGTATCATTTCAATCATTTCTTCATCATTATTAGCAAGCATTTTACCACCAGCATATGGCTCAATATTACTATAAACACCAGCAGCCCCAATTGCCACTGTTTCTAGCATTTTCAAATTAGATTTTGACGAATTAAATTCATTATTTTTAAGTGGTGCTATGAATATATCAGCCTGTAAAGATTTAAGAAAAGATGGATATTCAAAAATATTTTTCCATTCATAATATTCAATACCATTATTTTTTAAATCTGAAAGTTCATTGGGAATACCACCACATATAATCCAATGATATTGATTTATCGTTTTACGAATAAAATCAATTAATCCTTTTCCAAAATCACCACCTTTTATCCCTTTATTCAACAGATGCTTATTAGCAAAATGATTTTCAGAACCAGCCCATATAATCTTTATTTTACCTTTTTTATCTAAAGAATATTGTGGAACTGATTCACCCCAAACAAATTTTGGCAAATGATTAGGAATAACTTCTATTTTTGAATTATATTTCAAATATTTTTTCTTCAAAAACTCTGTTGATACCGTAATACCATCTGTTTCTTCTAATATTTTTTCTATTGAACTTCTATATTTTGAATAATATGAACTAGCATAATTCCATTCTGGAATATCGAACAACAAATCATCAATTTCATATATTACAGGTGTCTTAGTTTTTTTCCTAATATTAGTTTTGAAATGTTTAACCAAATCAAGATGTCTTTCAGTTGTTGCTCTTTGAAACTGAATAAAAGTAAAATTATTATAAAATACTGGATCATTTATATATTGTGTTCCATATGATGCTGTAAATTGGTACCCAGGGATACGAAGATGATTAAGTAAAAGAGAAGGATATATAATTCGTATTGTCCCAACTCCCTGCAAATCACCACAATAACTCATCATTGAGATTTTGCCAGGTTTCTGTATCGGCTTCAACATTTTCCTCCACACTATTATAATATACCAAGCTCTTTAAGTGTATTACCAAGTCCTAAATTTTTGATTTGTATTTGAAGATATTCATTGATAGTCGGAACAATAACCTTATATTTAAGTGTCATTCCAACTTCATGTGGAAGCTTATTATCCTTAATATTGTTACATTTTAAACAACATGGAACAACATTAGAAAATTCAGTTTTACCACCTCTGGAACGTGGTATAATATGATCAAGAGTCATACCACTTTTCATTCTAACACCACAGTACGCACATTTGTAATCATATAGAATCATTACATTCCTTTTAGAAAAAGGAACTTTTTTACCATATAACATACGCACAAACTTAATTAAACGCAAAACAAGTGGAACAAAAAAACTCTTTGTTACCGTGTTTATAATCTTTTTTGCTTCTTTAACTATTTCAGCTTTACCCTTGGCTACGAGTTTCATAGCCTTCTTTAAACTTATAAGACCAAGTGGTGTAAAATCAGCATTTAATAATATAACACTTGTCATATATATCTAACCCATTCTAAATTAATTTTTCAGGAACATCAGAAATATCACCCTTTATAGCATTTTTCAGTATTTCATTATGATCCATAATGATTTTCAAAAAAATATCATATTCTTTTATTATCTCGTCTTTTGTTGCAAACTTTCCTTTTCCATATTCAAGTTTATCAACACCATCAATACAAAACTTACATTGTTTTCCACCATCAGGCATATCTTCCAAAAAGGGTGGTGGTAAAACTGAATAACATCTACCGCATTTAGGCATTTATATTTCTCCCACTTCTTTTTTAACAGGTTCAAACTCACCTTTTTTAATCTTTATACCCATACCAACAAGTTGTTTTACTTGTTTTGATATAACATTATATTCTGGTGTGTCCTGCTTATTTTCTTTATCCATTATATCCAATCTTTTTAACTTTGTAAACAAATCATATTTAAGCATCAATCTGTTTAATTTTAACATATATTCCTTTTTCTTAAACTCTGGATCATTACCAATACTCAACGCCCATATATAATGAGCTGTAATTCTTTTAATTTCATTCCATTTTTTATGATAATCACCACTGCCAATATATCTAAATTCAATATATTGTTTTTCAGGTAAATCACTCAAATGTTCAATATTTATAGCTTCATAATGAGTATTTGGAATTGCTTTTCTAAGCTTAGTAACATCAATATTATCTTTTATAAAATCTTCAATCTCCGACTTTGAAGCACCAAGCTTTACAGCTTTATGAGCTGATCTTGCATAATCATTATCACGTCTCTTCTTAAAAAAATTATATATATATTCTTCATCAAGAAACATAGCCATCTTAACAACATCTAATGTTTTAGAGAGATTTGAAACATTTTTCAAACTTATTGATATATGAAATCCACAACTATCATTAGTTGCACCATATTTTTCAATAAAATCAAACATTTTAGGACAAATATCAAGGTATTCATCAATAGTAAGTATTGGGCTTACAATTTCAATTCCAGATGGTCCTAATGTTGCATCTGGTTTGATTACCCATTTAGTAGTTGATTTTGTCATATTATTATCACTAATAATATAATTGCTAAAAGGCATTTTATTAAGTGGTAAAAATTCTTTAACATTCAGTTTGAAAAATTTTGTAATATCAAATGATGGTAATTTAAACAATTCAAAAGGATTAGGAATTTCATCACCAGAATCATATCCCATTTCTTCAGCCCATTTTGGTATTTCTGGTGGATCATATCCTTCTTCTTCACCAGCATTTTCATATTCTTCAGTAGATGATTCCCATGCTTCAAATCTTTGATAATATGCATCCCATTCAATCCACATTTTTGCAAGTTTTCCATATTTTTCATCAAATGCAGGTACTATAAATTCAAATTCACAACCAATACGAACATTTGGATTTGAAAGTGCAATATCAACATCTCTCTTAGAAACTTTTTCTGAAATCATTGATTTATCATTTTTAATTGATTCCCTAAGATTATTCATTTTTTCAACCATATCAGCAAGCATTTTATTTTTTTTCCATACTGAAGAAGCTGATGGTTTAGAAGAATAATAATATTTACCATTCTCATATTCTGAATATTTATCCTCTATATCAGCAAGATATTTTCCTGCTTTATAATTTAAAATCCCTTCTAATGATTTCCACATTTGTATAAATTCTTTCATAGCATAATATTCTACTGTTACATCGGGAAAATTTTCTGGTTTATCTTCTTCTGGTATCTTGGATAATTCTATCATTGTTGGTTTTATATCAGAATCCCACCATTGAGATGATATTTGTTCAGCAACATTATCTAATCTATGATCTATTTTCATATTTAAATGATCTATTATTTTTTTAATTTTAATTAATTTACTATTTAAAAACTTCTTTTGATTTGGATTAGCATTCTTTAAAGCAGTAATTATTTTATCCTCAAAATCTTTTTTAGCCTGATAATCTATCTTGTTTATTATTCTTTGTATCTTTAATAAATATTCTTTCTTTTTATAAGATGGGTCACAAGCTAAAACCATATTATGAACGTATTGGCCGATAATAGTTTTAATTTTATCCCATTTCCGATGATAATTAGCACCACCTATATATCTAAACTCAATATATTTGTTATCTTGACTAAGATGCTCATGATTTATAGCATTATAATGTTCTTTACTATATTCACGATCCATCTTACCAGTATCAATAAATTTTTCAAAGCTCTCAGGTGTTATAATAAAATTACTTAAAATTTTATCATAAGAAGATTTAACATATGCGTTATCTTTTCGCCCACTAAAAAACTTATATATATATTCTTCATCTGTAAACATTGCTAATTTTACAACATCTAACGATTTTTCCAAATTATCAATATTAGATAATGAAATACCTATATGAAATCCACATTTATCTGTTACTATGCCAAATTCATCAATTATTTCAAACATTTTTGGACATGCATCTAAAAACTCTTTTATAGGCATTGGTGTAGTAGATATTTCAATATCAGTATCATATTCAGTTAATGAACCATCTATTCCAAATTTCCAATCTAATGATTTGGGAATTCTATCAATAACTACGTCCGTTACAAACGATCTTATTCTATCCGGGTCTATTGTTTTTTTCCATTTATTTAATTGCTTTATCATCTTTTCAATATCAAATATTTGATATTCAGTCTCTTTATAATAGTCATCATCCACTAAATACCAAAGATGTTGTTCTAAATCATGTGGTAATTTTGGTTTATCAGGTGGTGTTTCCATTTCTGAATTTTTATTATTTTTTAAATGTTTATTAAATTCAATCCATTTTTTCATTTTTTCATTGTAATTTTCAGCTATTTCTATCAATTCAATCCAAGGATTTTCTTTATCATCAATAATAGAATTAATATCACCATAAAATTCAAATTCACAACCAATACGGACATTTGGATTACTTAAAGCTTCATCAATTTCTGATTTTGAAACTTTTTCAATTATATAATCTGATAATCTACTCATTTTTTAATCTCCGAATATTATATATTTTTTTATATTTATACTAAATAAATATAAAATATAATGGTGGTTTTATAATGAAAGAAAATTTTTTACCCTCTTTAACAAAGGTTTTACAATATGAAGGTGGTTATACTAACCATCCCTTAGATAAAGGAGGTCCAACAAATCTTGGCATAACATTATCAACACTTAAACAATTTTACGATGAATATGATTATGGTGATTTAGATGGTGATGGTGATGTTGATATTAATGATATTAAAATGTTAAACACATTAGAATTAGCCGCTCCAATATACAAAAAATACTATTGGGATAAAATGAAACTTGATTTATTTCCAAGTGGACCAGATTTCTTAATGTTTGATTTCGGTGTTAATAGTGGCCCGAGAAATGCAATAAAAATATTACAACGATCATTAAATAGATATACAAATAACGCTATTGATGTTGATGGTGTATTAGGCCCACAAACTATGAATAAAATTAATAATACCAATCCAAAAATATTGGTTGATTCAATGTTAAAAGAGCGTAATATTTTTTACAATAAACTAATTAGTTTAAATCCAAGCCAGGAAGTGTTTAGAAAAGGTTGGTTTAACAGACTTGATAGAGTATCAAAAGAAGTTCAGGAGTTCATGTCATGAAAAATACAATCATGGGTTTGTTAAGTTCAGGTGTTGATACACCATCAGTAATGAGATTTGCATTTCTTTTTTCAGTGATATTTTCTAATATTATTGTTTGGTACACATGGTTAATAGTATGTATATGGACTAGATCACTTGTAAATATACCACCCGGCGTTGTTGAAGCTTATGGTTTTGCTAATGGTGCTGCATTTGTTGGTAAAAGTTTACAAAGTTTTGCTGAACGCCCAAAATATTATACTGGAACAGATGAAAACCCATATTCACCAATACAAAAAAATAATCCAATGGGTAAATCAAATATAGAGGTGTTTTAATGAAAAGATTTATATTAGCAATGTTAATGTTATTTGCTTTATGTGGTATTTCATATTCAGAAGAACCACAAATTTGCTTTAAAAACGACGATGCAAGTCGTATGGTTGTTGAACTTCAGAAATGTAGATTTACAGAAGAAGAACTAAGTGTTCAAGAAAAACGAAATCTTGAGCTTATGAATCAAAAAGACAAACAAGAAAAACTTGCTAAAGAACTTGAAAGAAAATTTCAATCATGTTCTGAAGCTCTTGGAAAAACAGAGATTCTCATGAAAGAAAAAGATAAAGCATGTGAAGAAAAAGTAAAAGCAGCAAAACCAAGCTTATGGAGTATGATTTCAGGGGCTTTAGGTTGTTTAGGATTGGGATTATTAATAGGGGTATTATTATGATTGGTTTAAAACAGATTGGATATGTTGTATTAGCAGTTATTATACTGGTTACAGTAGCATGGGTTTCAAATTCTTTTCCTCGTAAAAGTGTATTAAATGATGTTTTAAAATCCCGTGAAGCTGAAATAAGAGCTGAATATCAACAAAAGATTATTGAAAGTGAAAATACTATTCTGCAACTTAGAAAAGAGATTAATGATTCAAATAATCGTATAATATCATTGGATCTTGAAATAAAAAACCTAAAGAAAAAGAAAAGTGAAATAAAAAAGCCGCAAACACCACAAGAAATCATTGATGCATTTACGGCTCTTGGTTATCCACCAATTAAATAATTACTTTTTTCTCTTGTTATCGGTTATTCTTGTAAACTGAGCACCTTTTAAAGAACATTTCTTACATTCAAAATGTTCTTCAATAAAGTATTCTCCACGAATGCCAACATTTACATTTCTTTCCTCTTTAACAAATGACATCATCCCATGTTTAGGGCACTTCATATAATCCCCTCCATAAAATATTTCATATTTACGTTATATTTATTTATCATCGCCCACATTTCTTTTACATTTGGCACTTCATGACCACTTTCAATCATTTCAAGTCTATCAACACTGATATTTGTTTCATCTGCAAATTCTTTAAGTGTTTTGGAATTTGCTTTCCTAAGTAACATAACTTTTTCGTTTATTTTCATTGATCTCCACCACCCCATTATTATTAGATTACCAACGAGTTAATAACAAACAGAATTTAAAAAACTGGATTGCCATACCTATTAAAATTGTTATGATTATTGATATTATCAATGATAAAAATATTTTTAAATATTCCATATTAACTTTATTGATAAGGTTCAATTATTCCATTTGTTCATTTTCGTCCCCGGTTTCTGTTTCTTCTCCGGTCTCCGTATCGAGGCCCGGTTCATCGTCGTCAATGATTACCCGGTATTCGCGGACACTGGCATATTCATTTATGTGCTCGTCAATGCCGTGGTACATAAACTGGATCAGTTCGCCGGCCTTCTTCGTGTTCCCTTCGGACATGCGTATCCAGTCAGCGGCGTGGGATTGTATCCAGTGTTTCAGGCCCGCCTCCAGGATGCCCGCCCGCCCGGCAAGTTCGATGTCCATCAATTCCTTGGGGATATACTTTTCTTGATCCCGTTCCAGGGCAAATGTCTTGCGGGATATCTCCAATTCCAGGTTTTGCAGTTCCTTTTCCAGTTTCTTGCGCTGCAATTCATCGACACGCTCCTGGATACGCTTACCTGTGGCCTGTTGCTTGAGAAAGGTCCGGGCATATTTTTCAACGTCCCTGAAATAATAAGATCCGTCGCGCCGGGGCAAAATCTTGCCTTCATCCTTGTGGCGGTAAAGCGTGGCTTTCGTGGCTTTCCAACCGGCGTCCTTTAAATAATCAAGAACGTCGGCCAATGTGCTAAACTGTTCAGCATCCGCAGCAGCGCGGCGGTCCAGTCCTTCGATAAAGGCGGTCATGGCCGCTTCCGCCGCCTGCCAGTTCCGCAAGTTTGTTGCTGATGATTCTGTCTGATAGGCGCGGGCCCCTGCCGACATCCCGTTGAAAAGAAGGATTCCCTTCCCCCGGATCTCCGGCGGCTGATTCGCCAAAAGTTTTTCTAACGCTTCCTTGTTGATCATTAGATTCTTGCGCCCATACCCATAAAACAGATCCTCAGATAAACAGATTACAGATTATTCAATTTTTGCGGCGCGGAAACCGATGTCGTAGGCCGAGTACGACGGCGCGGTGAACAAGTGGAGCGCGAAGACGCCAGCGTACGCCCCGAGGTTGAAGGCGCCGCCACGTAAGGCCGCACTTTTCTGTTTCTTGCTATTATCAGCCCAGACGTAACCAGGTATCTCAGATTTTCCGGCAATCGCATCGCATGGGCAAAGCAGCGCCCGTTTGAGGGCAACGGGAACGTCGTATCCTTCTTTTGCGGCGATGTCCCTGAACCATTGCGACGTCCACCAGCGCTTAGTGATAGCGTCGGAAATCTGGATCCCGTTCACGGCGTCTATCTTGCTTCCGGCATCTGGCCATTTATTTTCAGGCTGACAGAAATTGTTGTCGGATGGCATTTTGATTTTGCCGTCTATCAATTGCAGACCGTCTATCCACTCCCACACATTGCCGACCAGGTCAGATATGCCGGACATTGTTCCATCATGCCGCCAGGTGTCCGGTCCGGATCCGGTCAAGGTAATTCCGTAATCTCTGGATCTCAATCCAACCTCGTCCGGATGGGAATGAGATTTTCCATAATCAGTATTCCCGCGCGGAAAGAATCCATTCTTCATGCACCAAAAGCTGATAGCGGCCCACTCCCAATTCGTCATCAGATGAAAACCGGGTCCGGCCTCAATGCAGGCCGCTTTAGCATCGTTAAAATTGATCGACGTGCGCGGTCTTTGGTAGGGCAGGGAAAGGGCCTGACCGTCATGAATGATGGACTGATAGGTGGCGATGAAGATCTCGCTTTTATCGACGCCATCAACGATAAACGCCGGGTGCTTGCCGGTGCCGAGATCATCAGCAACATCCTCGCAATTGAACGACGGAACGATGGTCATGTACGTTGGATATCCCTTGCTCGTATAGAGCACCGTGCCCTTTCCGCCCGTGGCCAACTCGACGGATTTCCGCAGTGGATCTGGAACCAAGATTGTCGTCGTGTTACTCTTTTTCTTCGCCATGTTATTTCCTCATAATTATAAAGTTTGACCCGTCGATTTCCTCGGCGGGATGGTTTAAAATATAAGTTGTTACAATTTCCTCTCGAAAAACGAGGTAGTTTATGCGTCCGCCGACATATCTATCGTCGCGGAGGACCGTGAAACGACCCGGCTTGTTGATTATTTTAACTCTCGGATTGTTCCGGAGGAGGTCCCGAAGCTCGACTATTAAGGGAGAAAGGCCCATTTTTTCGATTGCCGCCGCTTCCGCCGCGATTGCCTCCGAATCATCGCTTGATTTCGGCGTCTTTTGTTCGTTTTCCCTGCTGCTCTCCTTTTCCGTCCTGGATGCACCTTGCTTTATGGTCATCACCGGCGGCAACCCCGCTTTAATCCACGAATCAAGGTCTATCCCCAACTTGACGGCTTCGCCGGGATCTTTTCCCTTTGGGACCGGCCAGCGTTCACAGTTTGAGAATTGATCCGCCCACCAGGTCATGGCTTTTGCTCCGGCTGCATCATAATCTAGGGCATTGAGGATCTGGAGGGCACCCCGAAGGATGGCGGTCGTGTCGGCATCAGGTTTGGCCGCCACAGAGCCCAGGGCGACGGCACCAGCAAGAGGGCAGGCGGCAGTGATTGCTATGGCGTCAAGCTCCGATTCGACGACCACGAAGGCCCTGCGACTCGGTTCGATGGTCATAATGGCCATGGACGACCCAGGCAGCACATAATAGCGCAGGCCGGATTCTTCAGGGCGACGGATGCGGATGCGATAAATGACGCTGTCAACGATGTGCGGAATAACCAGACCACGGGGAATCCAAAGGGCCTTTGGACGTCCGTCGTCGCGGAGGACCTCGGGGAGCCCCCAGGACTGCCGGGCGCGATAGATGTCTTTCCCGTCTTCTCCGATGTTCCATCCGAGGCGGAAATTGACGGCCGTCTCGGCGCTGATCCCGCGTGCGGACAGCCAGGCGAGGACCTCATCATTCCTGGCGAGGTTCCCCTGTGCCCAGGCGACGAACTTTAGCGCCTTTTCCTGCCATACATCGGCGGGGGCGGCGTGCTCATTCGGGATGAATTTCAGTCGCTGGGGCGGCAGGGTGGTATTCCTCCCGCCAGGCGCCGATCCTCGAGACGCGGCGGAGGGATTCCCGCGCTCAGGCAGGGGGATATTGAGATAATCGCAGGCGTCAACGAATGACATCCCCTCAAAATCCCGCAGGAATTGAATGTTGTCACCATATTTCCCGCATTGCCGGCACCAATAGCCCCCTTTGCCGTCGTTCTGCTCCGGCCAGACATGGAACCGATCCACGCCGCCGCAATCGGGACATGGCCCTTGCCATTCCCCACCATGGGTGGAGGAAACTTTCTTTAGTT